GAAGTGATCCCAACGAACCTGCCAAAAAACTTAGAAAATACTTCATTAGAAACTGTAGCTACTTTTAATATACCTATATTTGGAGAGTTCCCAATACCTGCACCAGAAGTCATAGCGTCAAGTGTTATTAGTGCAGGGGTGGCATCTACTGTAACTGTGGCAGGGTCAATTGCAATGCAAGCTGTAGTAGGGCAAATAAAGAAAATATTTAAGAAGATATTTACTAAGGTTTTGAAGAAGGAGGTGAAGGATTTACAAACAAAGAAGGATTAGCTTTTACATAACTTCTTATATTTATTACATCACTACAAAGGTTTGCATAAGGTGATTTAGGATTAATCATATAACCGCTTGCATGAAGCTGTGAACACTTTAAAACTCTCACTAATTGCTTATCATGCACTTGCTTTGATAATTCTTCTTTGGCTAGGTCTAGCTTTACTTTTGCTAGATCCTCACAT